GGGTGTAAATCAGTTTGTACTAGAAACTCTTGAATACTGTTGGGAGGAAAGAATAGAGGTTGGTTCATTGATAGATAGGGAGCTTGCAGAACTGCCAACAAAACCACTCGATATAGATACCAATAAGGAAGCACGAAAAGAGTGGCGGTATATGGCTTCTTTAATCCATGATATGAACGCACAGAATATGGTCAAGCGGTATCAAATACTATCCATGATTGATACAGCAAAAAGATATTGTGATGAAAAATTTTATCACGTTTATCAGTTTGATTTTACTGGTCGTATGTACCCACTAACTGCACACTTCCACCCACAAGGTAATGATATAGCAAGAGGGTTGCATAGATTTCATGAAGGTGCAGAGATAAAGACTAAGCAAGACTTGAACTGGTTAGCCATAGCAGGTGCTAATCATTGGGGAATGAATAAACATACCTATGAGGAACGACTTGAGTGGGCTTACATAGAAGGAACTGATCTAGCAGAAGAAGTTTATAAAGATCCGATAGGTAATGTTGGTGTATGGGGTAGAGCTAAAGAACCTTTCCAGTTTCTTGCTTGGTGTAAAGAGTGGTCGGAGTTTCAGATTACAGGGTGGGGGTATATCTCTCATCATGTTTGCTGTCTTGATGGTACGAATAATGGGTATCAACACATAGCAGGTCTTATATCTAATCAACATTTAGCTAACAAAGTTAACCTACAAAATGTTAATGAACCGCAAGATTTATATAAACAAATACTTGATGTTCTCTTGATGCTACTGAAGTATGACAAGTCTGAGCAAGCTGCAATCTGGTATGCACAGAAAGATAAGTTGACAAGAAAGTTTATAAAAAAACCTGTGCTAATGATTCCATATAACTCAACAACATTCGGGATAGCAAACTACATAGAAAAATATTTTGTAAACGAAAATGTTTTTATCGCAAAAAATTTTAAGAATAATTTTTATTTAGCAACCATGATTGAACAAGCTGTAAAGTATGTGACCCCAGAAAGTTATGAAGTATTGAAGTACTTGCAGACTACAGCGTTATGTTTCAACAAAGAGAATAAACCTATCTCTTGGCATACACCATCAGGGTTTCTTGTTCAACAGAACTACTACAAGAATGATGTCAAAAGAGTAAAGACTAAACTAAGTAACTCAAGTGTAAGGCTTAGTCTTGCTGAACCTGATACTACTAAGGTGGATAAACGTAGACAGGCACAGGGTTTTCCTAGTAATTATATACATAGTCTTGACGCTGCACATTGCCACATGAGTTTAGTAGAAGCAAGCAAGCATGGACTAAAAAACTTTTGTGTCATACATGATTGCTATGGCAGTCCAGCTAGTGAGCTTCAAAGATTTATTGAATGTGTAAAGCAAAGTTTCTTTAATATTTATAGTGACAACAATCTAGATAATTTATACCACCAAACAACACAACAACTTAGCGATACAAGTAAGTTACCAGCAGCACTAGATATGGGAGACTATGATATTACAGATGTGTTGACAGCACCATATATATTTACATGACAAAAGATCAAGGTATAGTTAGGGAACGTCTTTTATAGACGCAATAAAACGGAAACCAAACCAAGGTATCAAACATGGAAGATCTCAAGCCTGAGACTATTAAGATAGTCACACCAAATCCTACTAACTTTAGGTATTCATATCTTGTAACCCCTGACGAGTACAAGGGTATCAAAAAATATAAAGCAGAATGTCTTATCAAGAAAGGCATTATGATGAAAGATGAAATGGGTAGAGAAGTTGATGCAGTAGAACATATCTACTCACAGCTAGAAGAACTACTAGAAAGATGGAAGGTTTCATTAAAAGAACACTATCCAGATAGAAAGTTTACTCTTACCAAGAATAAGTTTGGCGAACCTGCACTTCCTTATTACTTAGAAGATGAATACTTAGTCATCAAGACAAGTAAGAAGGCAGGTGGGGTAAAACAAAATGGTGAGGTATGGACTAATCCACCTGTTACTTTCTGGGCTAACGAAGACCCATTACGTCTAATGACAGACGAAGAAAAAGAACAGTATGAAAAGATTAGTCCTATGACAGAAGGACAGATGTCTATGAAGTGTAGTGGCTATGACGCAGGTGCTAATGGTGTTGGTATTAGATGTCAGCCTTTACAAGTCATAGTAAGAAAGCACGTTGAATGGACAGGTAGCCCAGACTTTCAAGCAGAAGCACCGAGTAGTTATGAAGAAAAAAGTACTGCGTCAACAGCAGCCGACTTCTAAATACAAGAGTAAATTTGAAAGTCAATTTGCTGACAACTTAACCAAAAAGAAAATTATCTTTACCTATGAAACTCTCAGCATTGACTATGAAATCACTTGCACCTATCGCCCTGACTTTATCCTCAACAATTTTATTGTTGAAACGAAGGGCTACTTCTCGAAAGAAGATAGACGCAAGCATCTTGCAATTAAGGAGAAACGACCCGACCTAGATATAAGGTTCTGTTTTCAAAATAGCAGAACCAAACTATCAAAAGCCAAGAACTCTATCTCTTATGCCAAGTGGTGTGAGAGACATGGGTTTCAATACTGCGACAAATTTATTCCTGATGATTGGTATGAAGAGCCAATACAAAAACAAAATAGTTTGCCCTGAGTGCGGTAAAAAAAACTGTGCAGTCTTTGATGATGGACACCACCATTGCTTCACTATGGACTGTGGCTACACCTACTACCCAAACAAAAAAGAAAAACCAGTGACCAGTAAGATTATTCCTATTTACAAACCAAACCCACAGTTACTTAAGGTAACACCGATTGCTTTACCTAAACGTGGAATCACAAAGGAGACTTCAGAACTATTTGGTTATGGTATGTCAGAGTACAGAAGGCAGCCAGTACAAGTAGCTACATATAAAGATCAGAAAGGTAATGATGTTGCACAGCACATACGCTTTCAAGATAAAAAGTTTATATGGATAGGAGATATGTCAAAGGTACAACTGTGGGGTCAGCATCTATGGAGACAGCATGGAGGTAATGGTTCTGTCTTTTTAACTGTATGTGAAGGTGAGATAGATTGCATGAGTGCTAGTCAGATACAGGGTAATAAGTTTCCCTGTGTATCCATACCATCAGGAGTACAGTCAGCAGCTAAGTATCTAGCAGCAAACTATAAATGGCTTGATAGTTTTTGTCGTATAGTTATTTGCTTTGACAATGATGAAGCAGGTAACAAAGCAGCAGAAAAATGTATGGAGGTACTGCCAAGAGGTAAGGCAGCTATAGCAAGACTAGATCGTAATGATATAAACGATCATCTTGTATTAGGAGAAGGTGATCTTATTAAAGACAGACTATGGAAAGCTAGACCAGTAAGACCTGACTCTCTAATTAATGCAGCAGACGCTTGGGATTTATTTACCAAAGAAACAAGTAAACCTGTATCAGACTTTCCATTTCCAAAGCTTAATGAATACACAAGAGGTTTGTTTCCTAGTCAGATATTTACAGTAGCTAGTGCTAGTGGTGCAGGTAAGTCAACGATATGTAGAGAACTATGTCACCACTTTTTAAAAAGAAACCTCAAGGTTGGTTACATAGGGTTAGAAGAATCAGTACAAAGAACTCTTCAAGGTCTAGTAGGCATTGACTTGAATATTCCTTTGCATTTAAATGAAGATGTCATAACTAAAGATGATCTGCGGATTGCGTTTGATAACCTCACCTCAACACGCAATCTTTTTTTATACAACCACTTTGGTAGTCTTGAGCCTGATGTATTACTAGAACAGATAAGATACTTAGCAACTGTTGATGGAGTAAAGGTAGTCATACTAGATCACATAAGCATAGTCTTGTCTGGTCTTGAACTAGATAATGAACGCAAAGCAATAGATATAATAATGACCAAGCTTAGAAGCTTGAGTGAAGCAACTGGCATAGCTATTGTATTGGTCAGTCATCTACGCAGACCACAAGGACAATCACATGAGTCGGGCAGAGAGGTAGATACATCTGACTTAAGAGGTAGTCATAGTCTTCTTCAACTATCAGATGTTGTACTATCTGCATCAAGAAACCAGACAGGAGATGCTAGTGAGAGACAGCGATTACAGCTAAAGGTACTTAAGTCTAGGCATACTGGCATGACAGGAGAAGTAGATAAATTATTGTACGACCAGAAGACAGGTCGGCTTGTTGTGTATGAGGATTTTATTTAACTATGACTTTACTTATTGATGCTGATTGGTTGATCTACAATTCTTGCTGTGCCTGTGAGCAAGACACAAGATGGAATGATTGGGAGCATACTCTTCACTCTGATGAAAGAGACATACTTAATTTGATAGAGAACAGATTAGATGTTTATAGAACTATTGCTGACAGCAAGCATGACATAGTTATGTGCTTTACTTCCTACCCTACATTTAGACATGAGATATTTCCTGAGTACAAGATCAACAGGATAGGTAAACGTAAACCACTAGCACTCAAGAGTGTTATCAAAGAAGTAAAAGAAAGATATGAAACTGTTGCCTATGAAAACCTAGAAGGAGATGACGTACTTGGATTGCTTGCTACAAATGGCAGATACAAAGACCCAATAATAGTTTCAGTAGATAAAGATATGAGAACACTACCATGCAAACTTATAGCTGATGATTCGATAGAACATATAACAAACAAGAAAGCAGACAGGCATTGGTTTGAGATGTCGTTAGCTGGTGATGCTGGTGACGGAATATTAGGTATCAAAGGTATGGGTATGGTTACAGCTTCAAAGACTTTAGCTAGTACACCTGATACCAAAGAAGCACTATGGTCTAAGGTACAGGAGACATACACTAAGAAAGGTTACACGATTGCTGATGCCATCTTGAACGCAAGGCTTACAAGAATACTGCGAGAAGGAGATTATGATTACAATACAGGTGAAGTAAAGCTTTGGAATCCATAAAGAAAACCCCAAGAGGAACCACACCCTTGAGGTTTTCTTAGCGTTTCAACAAGGTAACCACTCCTTGTTACTTTCACATTAACATATAATATAGAGATAGCTCTTAAATTTTTGTGTCTTTACCAGTAATTACTGACGAACTTATACAAGCTTTAGATGCTGTGTTTCCTGACAGATGTCCAGACCTATCGCTATCAGATCGAGAAGTGTGGTATCGTGCAGGGCAGAGGTCTGTTGTTGACTATGTTATCGAACAGCAACTAAGACAAAAAGAAACTATGTTAACTAACAGAGTATTGGAGAACTAGTCATGTGTCTTGGAGGAAGAAGGCAGCCACCTCAAATTGCAACACAAGAATCAGAATCAGAGTTTCAAAACAGACCTGTTACTGTAACTGGTAAACAGACAGGAGTTGATAACCCTAAAGATACAGCTAAAGCAACAGAGACTTTAAAGATAAAGAGACAGAAAGAAGAAGGAACTTATGTAGACCCTAACCTTACAACAGCAGACATACTTACAAGAAGACGTTCTGGAAATAATAGATTTAAAAATAACCTTCGCAATAGAAGAAAATCAGGAACAACTAAAGCACAAAAAATGGCACGTGCTAGATTAGGTAAGAAATTTAGTTCTAGTCCTACAGGTCGTAGAACAGGAGTTGCTTAATTATGTGTGTAGGAAGAAGAAGAACCCCTAAAGTTACAAGTCCAAGTACAACTAGAAGTACAACTAAAAGTACAAGCACCCCACTAAGAGACTCGGCTATAGAAAAAACTGCAACTAAAGTAGTACTAAGTGATGATAGGACTATGGGAACTCCTAAAGAGAAAAAAAGAAAACAATCATTTGATAAAGTAACAGGCGGAAAACAGGCTAGAGCCATAGCTCCAAAACGATTAGGTACTAGATCTTTGCAAATACCTTTGCTTATAGATAGTAATGCTTTCGGAAACTTAAATTATTCATAAGATGGAATATTTGGCACAAGGAACGACAGCAGCAGGTAGATATGAAGCACTTGTTAGTAGTAGGTCTGTCTATGATAGAGAAGCAAAAGAATCTTCTAAGCTAACCATACCTAGTCTGATACCAGAACAGACATCAGGTACTAGAGCTAAGATCAAGACACCTTTTCAAGCAACAGGTAGTCGTGGTGTTAATTCTTTATCAAATAAATTATTAATGACTTTGCTTCCACCAAGCACAGCATTTTTTAAATTAGAAATAGATGATCTTGAAATAAGAAAGCAAGGACAAGAAGCACTACAAAGTGAAATAGATAAAGGATTACAAACAATAGAAAATGCTTTGATGAATCAGATAGAAATATCTAACGATAGAGTTGCTATGTTTGAAGCACTCAAGCATCTTGTAGTATCAGGTAATGTCTTGTTATATCTGACAGATAAAGGATTAAAAGTATATCCACTATCTAAGTTTGTTTGTAAGCGTGATGAAGTTGGTAATGTTTTAGAAATATTGATTAAAGAAACAGTACACCCACAAGCTTTACCTCTTGAGTTCTTAGAACAGATCAAGAAGAAAGAGAACTATGACGCAGACATGATGAAGGGTGACTTGGATATATATACATCTATTAAAAGAGTTAATGATGACTTTTTTTGGTTTCAAGAATGTAAAGGAGAAAAGATACCAAATACAGATGGCAGATCAAAAGTAGATGTCACTCCCTTTATTCCTCTCAGGTTTATTCGGATAGATGGAGAAGATTACGGAAGAGGATATGTTGAAGAGTATCGTGGTGATTTGATTAGTCTTGAGTCTTTGATGCAAGCAATCATAGAAGGTGCTGCTGCCAGTGCTAAAACAGTATTCTTGGTAAACCCAAATGGTATTACAAGAGCAGCTACTTTAGCTAAAGCACCTAATGGAGCCATACGAGAAGGTAGTGCTGGTGATATTTCTGTGATGCAAGTAGGTAAAGCAGCCGACTTCTCTGTTGCAGAAAGAGTTATACAAAGAATTGAGATGAGACTTGAAGCTGCTTTCTTGATGATTAGGTCAGTACAACGTGATGCAGAAAGAGTGACAGCAGCCGAAGTAAACCTTATGGCACAAGAATTAGAGAATAGTCTTGGTGGTATATATAGTATCTTGACTCAAGAGTTTCAATTACCATATTTAAAAAGACGTATGCACCTTTTGGTAAGACAGGGCAAGGTTCCTAAACTGCCTGATGAACTGGTCAAACCTAAGATAGTAACAGGACTGCAAGGACTTGGTAGGGGTAATGATAGAAACAAACTAATTGAGTTTATTGGAACTGTAGCTCAAGCATTAGGACCAGATGTGATGAGACAGTACGTAAATGTAGATGAAGCAGTAAAAAGACTAGCTACCAGTATCGGTATAGATACTGCTAATCTAGTAAAAACACAAGAACAAATCCAAGCTGAAGCTGAAGCTGCTGCACAACAACAGCTTATTCAAAGTCTTGGACCTGCTGCTCTAGGTTCTAAACTACTTGATCCTAAAGCAAATGCTGATGCTGGTTTAGCTGATGCAAAAACACAACAACTACAACAAGGAGGAACCCCTGATGCCAACCAAGAAGTCTAGAAAAAGAGATGATGACGGAAAGTTTGTTGCTGAAAAAGCAGTCGTTAGTCGTGTAGGTGAGTACGAAAAAAACCCTGTACCAGAGAAGTCAGGTGATGTCACTACTAGACATGGCAGTACAATTCACTATAGTTAAAAGAAAAAACCACTATGACTTCATCACAAGTACAAGTATCTGAAACACCACCAATGTCTCAACAAGATCTTGAAGGTCTTAAAGATGAGAATGGTTTGTATGCTGGTAAGTTTAAAACTGTAGAAGATCTTGCTAATAGCTACAAAGAATTAGAAGGTAAGCTTGGTTCTGTTACAGAAGAAGATCAAGTATCTGAATCAACAGAAGAAACTACAGGAGTACCAGAAGACTATAAAGACTTTTATCAAGAAGATGGAACTGTAGATTACAACTCTGTAAATGAAAACTATGGGGAAATTCTAGGAGAAATATTTAAAGAGAATAGTATTGACCCATATAAAATTGCTGCTGAGTTTGATAAAAACGAAGGAGAGATACCAGAAGAAATGTATCAATCTTTATTAGATGCTGGCTTATCTGCAAATGCTGTTGATTCTTACCTTAAAGGAGTGGCAGTTGATAGAGGATTTATTGAAGGTGAAGAAGGGACAGCAGAAGAATTGGCACAAGAAGAAGTTAAAGGTATCAGAGATTCTATAGGTGGAGATGAAGCCTATGGCAAGATGGTTAGTTGGGCTTTAGAAAATCTATCCAAACCAGAGATAGAAGCTTTTAATGAAGCAACAAACACAATGTCTGGACCACAACTTAGTATGATGGTACAAGGACTATATACTAGATACCAAAACGCTATGGGAGTTGAACCAAGTCTTTATTCTGGAAGACCTGCTGCTAGTGGACCTACACCTTACAGGTCAACAGCAGAAGTAGTAGCTGCTATGTCTGATCCTCGTTGGGAGAAAGACACATCTTACACAGAAAATGTAAAGGCACGTTTAGTGGGTTCTAACGTATTCGGCTAATGGCTAAGTTATGTGCCAGAGGTAAAGCAGCAGCAAAGCGTAAGTTCAAGGTTTATCCTTCTGCTTACGCTAATGCTTACGCTGTTAAAGTTTGCAAAGGACAAGTAGCTGTTGGTGGCAAGAAACGAGTTGCTAGTGGTTACACAAGAAAATCATTGAGGATTTAACTATGCCATTAAAAGGTAAACAGTACAAACTAGATGTTGATGGTGATAAAAAAATCACTAGAAAAGATTTTATGATCTTATCTAAAAACTCTAAAAAGAAAAAGAAGAATGGCAAAGCTAACACCTAAACAAATAGTAACTCTCAACAAACATTCAAAACATCATTCTAAAAAACACATGGATATGATGAGAAAGCTTATGCGTGAAGGTAAAACATTTAAAGCTGCACATACAGCAGCACAAAAAGAAGTAGGCAAATGAGTTTACGCAGATGGTTTAAAGAAGAATGGGTAGACGTTAAAACAGGTAAGCCTTGTGGTCGGCAAAAAGGAGAGAAGCGTGGTGGCTACCCTGCTTGTAGACCTTCAAAGAGAATTAGTAGTAAGACTCCAAAGACTACAGGAGAAATGAGTAGTAAAGAGAAGAGAAGATTCAAAGCAAGCAAGACCAGTTCAAAGAAGATAGCTTACCAACATAGACGCAATAGTTTAAAAATTAAGTAATAGTGTTATATTTGAAATAGCTTACATTTTTTATGTCTAAGGGTGTATCAATGACTAAAGCAGATAAAGACCCCACTGGTGGTCTTACTGCTAGAGGTCGGAGAAAATACAACCGAGCAACAGGTGGAAACTTGCAAGCTCCTGTTACTAAAAAGACAGGTCTCTCTCCTAGACAAAAATCAAGAAGAAAATCTTTTTGTGCAAGAATGTCAAAGGTAAAAGGACCATTAAAAAAAGATGGCAAGCTAACTCGCAAAGCTCTTGCACTACGCAAGTGGAATTGTGGGTCTGTAAAAACTTAACAGAGTAGAAATCTAAATATCCTTGTGCCTGATGCGTCAGATACCACTTGAGAGAAAGGATTGAAACGAAGTTAGTTTCTCAAATTTGTAAACATTAATCAAGGAGTTTTTCTATGGCTAACGCCACAGTCTCACGTCTTGGTTTGGTCAACAATACAGGAACATCATTTGATGCCCTGTTTTTAAAGGTATTTAGTGGCGAGGTGCTAACTGCGTTTGCCAGAAACAATATCTTTAACGAGCAACTTCATTCAGTTCGTACTATCACAAGTGGTAAGTCAGCACAGTTTCCAGTATTAGGAACTGCTACTGCTGCATACCATACAGTAGGAACTCCTCTTGTTGGTGCTAACCAAATCAAGGCAAACGAAAAGATTATCAACATTGATGATCTTCTAATTGCACAGAGTTTTATCGCAAACATAGATGAACTCAAGAATCATTATGACGTAAGAGCTACTTACGCTGATGAATTAGGTAAGGCACTTGCTAGAACCTATGACCAAAACGTAGCCAAGCAGATTGCAAACGCTTCCAGAGCTTCTACTACTCTTAGTGGTGGTAATGGTGGTCTTGTATTGACACTTGCTAATGGTAATACATCATCTTCTGATGTTACTGGTGATGAGATAGCAGCAGCTATCTATGATATTGCACAAACATTTGACGAGAGAGACATCCCTCCAACAGATCGTTTCTGTGTATTACCACCTGCTGAGTACTACAAACTTGCTGAGTCTGCTACAAGAACTGTAGACGTTGACTTCAACCCACAGGGTAATGGTTCGTTTGCTTCTGGCAAGGTACAACAAGTTGCTGGCATACCAATCATGATGTCTAACAACGTACCTCAGTCAAACGTAGGATCTAACCCAAGTGGTGCTAATAACACTTACTCAGGTGACGATAGTAAGACTATTGGTCTTGTCTTCCATAAATCTGCTGTTGGTACAGTAAAACTTATGGACATGACAACTGAGATCTCAGGCTCCGACTACGGAATTATGTATCAAGGTACATTAATGGTTGCAAAATACGCACTTGGTCATGGAATCCTAAGACCAGAATGTGCAGCTACTATTAAGTTATCTGCTTCTTAATTTCAATTTATAGGGTATCTTATTATTAGATACCCTTTTTTTATACCCATGTATTCATCAAAGAAGAGAAAAAAGAAAAAGAAAAAAGGTGGGAGGGATTCACTTAAAATAAAAAAGTACTAAACAATGACTGTAGCTGCAACCACTGAACTTGAAGCTGTCAATATAATGATGGCTGCTATAGGTGAATCACCTGTAAATACTTTAACAGGTACACTACCTGCTGATGTTGTGATGGCTCGGTCTACTTTGACTGAAGTAAATAAAGAAGTACAGTCTGAAGGCTGGTCTTTTAATACTGAAATAGATGTAACCCAACAAAGAACAAATGGTACAAATCATATTGATTTAAGTACTGATGTGTTAAGAATTGATCCTAATATTCATCAACACCCTACGATTGATGCAATACAAAGAGGACTTAAGTTATACGACAGATTAAATAATACTTATATATTTAATGAAGATCTTATTTGTACTATTGTTTATTTAAGAACTTTTGTTGAAATACCAGAACCAGCAAGAAGATATATAACAATAAAAGCTGCAAGAATATTTGTAGATAGGCTTGTTGGAGATCAAGGATTAAGAACCTATACACAGCAAGACGAAACAAGAGCAAGAGCAATATTAATGGAGACAGACTATGCTAATGCAGATCATAATTTACTAAGAGGAGACCCTTCTTTAACAAGTATTTTTAATACTTACAATCCTTCTAGTGCTTTAATTAGATAACTATGCCTGTCATTTCAAGAGCTATACCTACATTGTTGAGAGGTATATCACAATCTTCTGATGCCTTAAAGCAGCCAGATCATGCTGATATACAAGACAATGCTGACAGTAATCCTGTTCTTGGTTTAACAAAACGTAGTGGTTTGCAATACCTTGCAGCTTTATCTTCTTCTACTCTTGGTAATGTTCATATACAAACTATTAATAGAGATGCTAACGAAAAATATGTAGCTGTATTTAGTAATGGTAATGTACAAGTTTTTGAATTAGATGGAACAGAATTAACTGTTAATAAACCTGATGGCACTGCTTATTTAAATACTTCTGACCCAAGAAGTGTAATGAAAACAGTTACTATTGCTGATTTTACTTTTGTTGTAAATACAAGTATTACAGCAGCTATGGATACTACTCTTAGCAGTGGTACTGGTACAAAGGCAATTATATTTATAAATCAAGCAACATCAAAAACAACTTATTCAGTAACAATAGATGGAGTGACAGTTACAGATAACACTGCTACTGATTCCACTTTAAGTACGAGTACAATAGCTGCTGATTTAAAATCAGGATTTGATTCTGGTCTTACTGGTTTTACTATTGAAAGAAATGGTCCTGTTCTATATGTAAGAAAAAATGATAATTCTAATTTTTCTATAGATGGTAGAGATACACAAGGTAATACTAAAATGACAATAATAAAAGATACAGTACAAAGATTTACTGACCTACCTACTGTTTCTCCTAATGGTTATGTTGTAGAAGTCAAGGGAGATGACGATACAGATTTTGATAATTATTACGTTAAGTTTGTAACTAATAATGGCGGTTCATTTGAAGAAGGGCAGTGGGAAGAAACTGTAGAAGCTGGAATACCTTTTAAATTTGACTATGCAACAATGCCACATGTTCTTATACGTCAGGCAGATGGTAATTTTAGATTTGCAAGGGTAGATGGTGATAGCTATAGCGTTACAGTTGGAGGTTCTACATTTTCATTTGATTTACCTAAATGGGGTGAAAGAACTGTTGGTGATGTTATATCAGCACCTAATCCTTCTTTTATTGGTAATAAAATTAATAATGTATTTTTCTTTAGAAACAGACTTGGATTTCTTGCAGGTGATAATGTAATACTTTCAAGAGTATCAGAGTTTTTTAACTTCTTTCCTGAGACAGTTGTATCTGTTTTAGATAATGAACCGATAGATGTAGCTGCTTCTCATACCAAAGTTGCGATCTTAAAAAGTGCAGTAACTATGGGAGAAAAACTTATCTTGTTTTCTGAACAGACGCAGTTTGTATTGACTAGTTCAGCAGATAACCTTACTCCTAAAACAGCTAACGTGATAGTAGTAACTGAATTTGAAAGTAGTGCAGCAGCACAGCCTGTAGGTTCTGGTAGTTCTATTTATTTTTTAACACAGAAAGGTTCTTTTGCTGGTATTAGAGAATATATTATTCAAGGTGAATCACAGATAAGAGATGCAGCAAATATTACTATTCATGTTCCAAGACTGATACCAAGTAATATTTTTAAAATGGCTGTATCTACTAACCAAGATATTCTTATTTTATTAGGTTCAGACAATACTAATAAACTATATGTATATAGATGGTTATATGGGGAGGGTGGACAGAAAGCTTTAAGTAGTTGGTTTACTTATACAATCAACACTAATCGTTCTATTTTAAATGTAGATTTTATTGGTACAGATTTGTTTGCTGTTATAGAAGAAGCTAATAAAGTAACCTTAGAAAAAATACCATTTGAAACTGAATTTAATGAAGCTAATGCTACTCTTGAATATCATTTAGATCATAAGGTAACAGAAGCAACTACAGGTGTTAGTACTGCTTTTAGTAATGGTGTAACTACATTTACAGTTCCTTACAGGTTAAGAGCTAGCATGAATATTGTTGGTCGATTTTTAGATAAGTCCAGTAATGAAACAAGTACTTATGTTGATAGTAATGGAGCAACAAAAACTTTAGAAGAAGGTCAAGTAATACAGACAACAAATTCTACTGATGGTTCTACTTCTACAATTACAGCTACAGGAGATTATACAAATAGTAAATTTATTATTGGTGAACCTTATGAAATGCACTACAGATTTAGTAAACAAAGATTAACAGAACAAGGTGCTGGAACACCAGAACTGATAGGAGGTAGATTACAATTACATCATTTTTATATTAAGTATGAAGATGCTGGGTTTTTTAAAGTAGAAGTAACACCAGAGAATAGAGATACATCTACTTATGAATTTACTGGTAATATATTAGGTGCAGCATCTAGCACAATAGGACAAATTAATTTAGATACAGGTACTTTTAGAGTACCTATTATGAGTAAATCAGATAGGGTTGATATAGATATAAAGAACAATACTTTTTTACCTACAAGATTAGCTAGTGCAGAGTATGAAGGAGTATTTCATATGAGGAGTAGAAGAATTTAGTGGGGTATTTAAGAAAATCAAACCTTAAAGATTTTAAGTTTGTTGTAGAAAACATGAGAGTTATGGATAAAATTGAAGCTATGTATCAAACAGGCATGAGTCCAGAAGATGCTCTTAGTTATACCTTTTTAGGTAGTAAAACTAATATGACGGTTGCTGATGATAATGACCAACCAATAGGATTATGTGGAGTACAACAAGATGGTTGTATATGGTTTGTTGCTACAGATGAATTGTTTGATAATAAAAAATATAGAATACAATTAATAAGACAGGGCAAAGAATGGGTTGATAATCTACTTGAGTCTTATAAAATACTTTATAATTATGTATATGCAGAAAACAGTTCTGCTATAAAATGGTTAAAAGCTCTTGGGTTTACTTTTATAAAGTTACATGAGAGCTATGGTCAACAAAAAAAACCTTTTTACGAATTTCTGAGGATCGCCTAGATGTGTGTTGCTGCAGCAATAGGATTAACAGGTATTGGTGCAACAGCCTTTAACGTAGGGTTAGGTCTTACTGTTGCCAATGCTTTTGTTCAAAGGTCTGCTGCTCAAAGTGCAGCCGATCAAACATATAATCAAGCATTATTAGCAAAAGAAGCAGCAGAAAGAGATAGACAACAACAACAATTAGCTCTTGCTGAAAGAAAAGCAGAAGAAGAAAAATTTGCAGCACAAGATAAGTTTGCAAAAACTATTGATGCTTTACAAGCAAGTCGATCTATAATAGCTTCAGAACAGGCAGGTACAACTGTAGGATTATTATTGATGGATCAAGAAAGACAAGCTGCTAACTATAGAGAAAAAATAAATCAAAGTTTAGAGTCAATGCAAAGACAATATTTATTTAATATTGAATCAACAGAAGCACAATACGACAGTCGAATAAATCAATTACAAAGCAATGTAAATGAAGCTTATAATGCTATACCAAGTCTAGGTCAGACTCTATTAAATATTGGTACTCAAGGTGCTGGTATGTACCTTAACGCACTTCCTTAATTATGGTTTTACAAGTAGGCACTACAAGTTTTCAAAGTACAGCAGGTCAAAGCTCTAGACAACCTGTAGATACTTTTGTTGAACCTGTAAGCGTATTACCTAAAACAGGCATAATGGAGTTAGCTGAAACGTTGCAATCTATTAATCCTACACTACAAAAATTTGTAAACTTTACGATACAAAAAGAAAAACAAAAAGGAATATTAGAAGGTCAAAATCAAATCTTAGGTTCTACTCCTACTGAAATAAATAAAATAAAAAAAGAATTAGAAAAGAAAGAAGGTAAAAGATTTGCTAGAAATTTTGTTGGTGGGAATATATACACACAATATGGAATAGAAAAACAATTAGCAATTAATTTAGGTAATGCAGCAGAAGCAAAAACCAAAAAGTTTTTTAGTGAATATCAAGTAAATATTAATTTACCTAATGGAGAAACAATACAACAACCTCTATCACAGTTTGATGTTGACTCACCACAATTTGACGCAGCAGTAAATGAATTTCAAGAAACAAATTTACTTGATGTAAAAGGAATTAGACCTGATATATTAAATCAACATTTTTTACCAAGACAAAATTTAGCTTTACAAAAAGCTATTGGCAAACATACAGAAGATAGAGCCGATCAAAAAATACAATTAGCTACTACAACTTTTTCAAATTCACTTTTAGGTAGTTGGAATAATATAGATAACATCAACGATAGTATTGAACTCAATGTTATAGATGATAACTTTGTTGACGATGGTTCTGGTCTATCCCAAGCAGAAAGTATTGCTCTTAAAGAAATTCAAGACAATGCAGATTATATGGTGAGTATTGGATTGAGTGAAGCTGTATCACCTTCAAGTTTTAAAAATTATATTACAAGTAGTGTTAATACAATTCTTCAATCATATAAAGATTCTGATATGAGTGAATTAGAAGCTATGGAAGAGATAGATGATTTTATAGATTTTATAGGCAAAGTAAAAGTAGGGCCAAAAGGTCTTACTAAAACAGGACAGACAGTACAGAAAGATTTAAAAAGTTTTCTTGATGCAGATAATACTATAGTAAAACTAAAAAAAGAAATCTTTGAAGAAATAAATAGTTTAGCAAAGCAAGAGAATGATTTTTTAGAAGCAGCAAAACAAAATGATATTAATAACAGATTAGATCAATTAGATTTTGCTAGTGATGATGCAGAAGTTATACAAAATAATGCAAGAATAATATCTGCTTTAAAACAAGATTATAAAAATGAAATAGATTTTGTTGATACACAAGTTACTCTTAGAAACTTTAATGTAGATGGTTGGTTTTTAAACTTTCAAAAAAGATGGGTTAGTGGTGAGTTTGATGGCAATAAGTTAGCTGCAAGAACAGAGTTAAATAATTTTATGATTTCACTAGGTTCTAGTGCGACAAAAGAAGATAAAGGAGAATATACAAGATTAGATAATCTTGTTAAAAGTCAATCAGGACAAGGCTTATTAACACAATATCCAGAGATAAAAGGAGTTATAAAGTTTGGAGAAAAGGTATTAAGTGAAAAAGACCCAAATGGATTTGATTTTATGAATGTAGGTAGAGTACAACAAAAATATGATCTTGATTTTAAATTTGAAAAAGAAGTAGAAGCAGTTGTTGTAGATACAGAAATTTCAACACAACAAAAAAGAAAAATAATTGATGATCTTATCAGTTTTTATAAAGAACAAATTGGAAATATTAAAGATAATACTTATACTTTTTTTGATGAAGATAATAACATTAGTGCAGCAAAGCCAAATCAATTTAAAAAGAGCCAAGAATCAAACTCTGTAGATATACCAGATGCTTTTAATTTAAGCAGTTTAAACACACCAGATAATCAAAGAATAGTAAGTGATGTTGTTAATACATTAGGTGGTAGAGATGGCAGCTTAATTGCTATGGCTAATCCTACAGATACAGAAACAACTACGATAGTAGGTGCAGAAGAACCAAGCGGAGTAAAAAGATTTGAAGCCAACTTTCCCGTCTTCTACAAATTAGCTAAAGATGCAGGGCATAAATTTCCAGAAGTAACAGCAGCACAAGTAATGTTAGAAACATCAAATGGTGCAAGTCCTTCTGCTACAAACAATTATCTAGGTTTAAAAGCTACGCAAGATGAAGCTGATAAAGGTCAAGCAACTCTACAAAACACTCAAGAAAATATTGAAGGCAAAGATGTTGATATACAAGATAATTTTAAAAACTTTAATAGTTTACAAGATATGATGAATCAATATAAGACACAGTGGAATGATGACTTTATGGGAAGAAAGGGTACTGTTAATGTAGATACTGCTGAAGAAGCAGCTAAGTTGTTGCAAGCAAATGTCTTTGCAACTGACCCTGACTATGCCAAAAAGATTATGCAAATAATCAGAGATGCAAAACGTAATCCACCACTATTTTAGATATGACAGATTCAGCGATTTCTAACCAGTTTAGAGATAAAAATACTTTTGAAGAAGATCAAAGCCTTATAGATTTTGATACTACATATAGCTTAAGTGACACTATTAATAATTTTTATATAGATGAAAATGATCCTATAGATTTTAACTTTGAAGAAATAAATAAAACTAGAAAAACCTTTGCAAGCTTAACAGAACCACCAAAAGAAAAACAAAATTTAAAAGGTTTAGCTAAAGGTTTAGGTCTTGAGATAGGTGTTGGTCTTGGTGCTGATGCTTTACTTGCACCTTTATTAGGACTTGGCCCTGTTGGTATCGCAGCTTTTGGTGGAGGTCAATTTAGTGCTGGTTACTTTGCAAACATACAAGCACAAAAATTAAGAGGAGTAAAACAAATAAGTCAGGCAGAAGCTATATCTGCTGGTCTATTTCAAATAATACCTTTTGGTTCTACAGCAAAAATAGGTAAAGGTGGACTTAAAAAAGCTGCCATGCAAGGTGCTGGCTTTGCTACAGGTGAAACTTTTGTTAGAGATTTATTAGGAGATGATGTAAGTCGTGATGAATATTTGGCAAGTATAGGTTTAGGTGGTGCTTTTGGTGTTGGCTTTAAAGGTTCTATAGATGGATTAGGTTCTATATTTAAAAAAATTAAAGATAAAACACCAGCAGAAGCAGATAAACTTTTAACTAAGAAAGATAAAAAAATTATTGATGAAGCTGTAGATAATTTAGATCAAGTAGGCAAGAAACAACAAACAGACTTACAGAATAAAGGAGTAAATATTGACAAGAAGAATCAAGTTGTTACAAGACCTTTTGTAATGCCTAATCAGTTCAAGAGAACTAAGCCTAATTATGGTAGTGCTTCTATAGTTTTTGAATCTGATTTTGATAAGCTTGCTTGGTCTTTAAGACTTGGTAAAAAAAATCCACCACAGAAAGAACAAGAAATGCTGCAAGCCTTTATATCACAAGGCTTTACAGAAAAAGAAGTAAGGCTACATGGTGCAAATATACATAAAAAAATTAAAGGTATTGTTACTGAAAAGACAGGAAGTGCAACTGCATCTCCTAGTAATACAAAAGGTTTGACTATTGAAGTACCAGCAGATGCTAAGTATGCAGGTGAAGTACAAACAACACTTAATAAGTTAGATAGTAAAAAACAAGACTTAGGAGATACAACTAAAAATCCACAACAAATATCTTTTATAAAAAGTTTAAAACCAAAACAACGAAAACTAATACAAGAAATGACAAAAGTTTTAAAAGATGCTGATGTTTTTACTGGTCCTAAAAGTCAAATACAAACTAAACTAGAAGGTTTGGGTATGTTTGATGAAGGTGTCGTTAAACGATCTAATACAAAATTTATAAAAGAATATGGTCAAATTTATGCAAAACTTTATAATTTAGTTCCTAGTGATTCTTTAAATTATGCAATAACTCAAACTATTACATTACAGACAGAAGAAGTTGCCAATGTCAATAAAAAATTGATAGAAGCAATAAAAACAAAAAATACAGGATTAATTGATAAAACAATAGATGAATTAGATGAATCGCTTTTAGATGTTGAAGAATGGTTAACTTTAGGTTTACCATTACGCACACAGTCAGCAAGAACAACAGCTTCACTTGGCATGAAGCCTGAGTCTGGTATTGAAGGTAAGACTGTTGATGAAGTAATGAATTTAACACCAGCAGAGAAATCAGCTTTGACAGAAAAGCAGCCTGATATAGAAATGGACTTAAATGAAAGTATTTTACGGAATGAAAAATTCAGAACAGATTTAAAAGATGCCTTAAAAGAAGCAACAGAAACAGATGACTATTCTGAATTAATTAAATTAACGACTGATTTAGATACAGCATCAGGTAGTGTAGAAAAAATGATTGCTATAAAAAATGCTGATGCTTTTCAAATAGGTAAAAAGTTAGACAGAACAGCAAGAATATATAACGAAATTGGTATCAATGCTTTACTGTCTGGTCCTACTACACAAAAAATTAATTTATATTCTGGTGTAGCACAGACATTTTTAAAAGCTTTTAACAACTTCAGTAGTTCTTCTAACTTTACAGAGTTAGAAGCTGCTAGAAGGCATTTGTTTGCTTTATTTCAAAACTTTGATTTTGCTCTTAATGCTTGGAAAAGATCATGGGATATGGAAGATAACTTTATAAATTTAGGAAATATCAAAGGAGAAACAAGTCAAAGATATATGATTTCTTCAGATAAACCATATTTTCCTTTTAAAGCTATAGACAAATTTGGTAAGTTTATTAGATTGCCTAGTCGTTTGATGACAGCTACAGATGCTTTAGTTCAAGCACCTAACATATTAGCTGCTGCTAATTATCAAGCATATATGGAAGGAGTAAAACTTGGTAAATCAGGAGATGAATTAAATAAATATATTAAAAGTCATGTTGATGGAATTATTAGTTACTTCTTAAAAAATTCAAAAGGAGATGTAGGCAGACTTGAAATGATAGATGGTCAAGAAGTTTTTACTCCTGATGCAATAACACAAAGAATTTTAACTAGAGCAAAAGAATTTGGTAAACAAATTACATTTACACAAGATATAAGAACAGAAGATTTGTTTGGTACAGGTGCATCTAAGTTAAATAATTTAGCAGTGCAAAATCCTGTTGCTAGATTCTTTTTTACTTTTACAAGAACACCAACAAATATTATTAAAGAAGTTATGAGATATACACCTGTTATAAATAGACCAGTAAATAGAAGATTACCAAATGGAGAATATCAAAATATAAATCTTCTTAATGCTTTATTGTTGCCAGAAATGAAAACAGATTTATTAAGTGCTGACCCTTTAGTAAGAGCAAATGCAATAGGTCAAATTAGAATGGGATATGCTTTTGGATTATTGCTTGCTGGTCTTACTTTTGATGATTACTTATTTCCTAATTATGACTTAAATAAAGATCAACCACCGCATTTTAAATTAACAGGTGGTGGTCCTAATTATTTTACAAAAGAAGGTGCTGCAATGTTTATTTCTATGTATAAGAATGGTTGGCGACCTTATAGCAGGGCATACCTTAAATATGATGAAAATGGTGAACCTTTGTTTAAAAATGGTGAACCAGTATATGAATATAAAACTTATGAAAATTTACCAGACCCAATAGTTTCATTTGTAAGAATAATGGTTGATTTTACACAAGGCGGTCCTTTTGTGAAAGATAAAGAATTTGGTGAATTTACTTGTGGTTGGGCTTGTGCATCTGGTCGTAATCTTTTTAACAGAAGTTATACACAACAAGTAAACGAAGCTATAAATTTATTTTCTGAAATACCTGCTGTTGGTAAAAATGTAGACCCAGAAGACAACATACCCTATACACAAAAGAAATTTTTAGATTATGTAGGCAGACAAGTTGCTGGTAGATCAATACCTTATTCAAGTTTTTTAAGTAAATTACATAGACTACCTGCTGACTTGTTAACTGAAATGGGTTTTACAGAACAAGAAGCAAGAGAACTAGCAGAATCAAAAGGAGATTACAGTAAATTAAAATGGTTTATGAAACCAGATACAAAGACAAGGGCAGGGGATTTAGCTAACGAAAGTGTAGATTTTGGTGACGAAGAATTTAATCAAGCTAATGTTGCATTACAAGCTTTAGATAATATTTATAACAAAGCAAAAGAAATCGTACCCCTAAATCTAGGTGGCAGACTCCCCTTACAAATAGAACACGTTACTGGTGATGCAATAACTTACCCTCAAAAAGAAGGTGCAGATTTATTGTCTTTAGCAAGACATAGCACAAGTAAAAATCATAAATATTATATGGCTACTCAACTTATAGGTAGATTATTGCCAGAACCACCTGAGATAATAAGAGGTTCTAAATTTAAAGGAGTAGGTAGTAAAAACTTTGTACCAAAAAAATTAGATAAATATGAATACAATGCTTTAAAAATATATGTAAATAAAACTACATTAAGAATGGGTGGTAGAGATGTAACTTTAAAACAAGCTTTAGATAATTATTTTGATGGTACGTTTATGGGTAATGATTACAAAGCAAACAAAGCAATTATTGAAGAGGAAGGTTTAGGCTCACCCGAAGGAGAAATGGCAGCAGAAAGAATTTTTCAAACAATGAACAAGATTAATACTAAATTTACAAACAAAGGAATATTAGAATACACCCTAGATGTGATTGGCGAAAAAGAATATACTGATAGAATTAAGGCAAAGCAAAATCTACAAAAAAATTATTTTGATAGATTAACTGAAACAATGAAAGAAATGAACATTGGAACCTTTTAATTATGGCTACTAATACTGCTGCATCTTTTTCTACACCTACTGCTAATGGTACTGCTGGTCCTTTTAATATAGGTTTTACTTACCTTGCACAATCAGAAATAGATGTAACAGTTAATGGTGACTTAAAAACTCTTGGTACTCATTATATTTTTCACAGCACTACCCAAATATCTTTTACTTCTGGTAACTTTCCTACTGTTGGACAAACTATAAAATTTCAAAGAAATACCGATATATCAGCTAAAAAAGTAGACTTTCAAGATGGTTCCGTTTTAACAGAAACAGATCTTGATAATAATACCGATCAAATTTTATTTGGTTTACAAGAATTTACAGATGAATTAAATAATAATACTGTCAAAAAAGATGCTGGTCTTGCACAAATAACTGATGCTGCTGCTCTTGCTGCTTTAACAGATACTGAAGTTCAAATTCTTGATGGAGCAACAATCAGTACTTCAGAATTAAATACATTAGATGGTGTCAATAATACTCTTACTGCTTCTGAGTTAAATACACTTGATGGTATTACAGCTTCTACTGCTGAACTAAACCAGCTTACAAACAAAGAAATAGAGACTTCTTTAACAGCTAACAGTGATGCAAAGATACCAACATCAAAAGCTGTTAATGATCGTATTCTTACTGTTACTAATGCGTTAGGTGGTTTTGTTGCAATAGCAAACGAAACATCTTTTCCTTCTACACACCCTGATCCTAGTGGTAATGCTGGTACTGTAGTCTCTATCTCAGATGCAGGTGGTGTAGTCATAAATGGCAGTGGTGTTGCAACTATAGCTAATGGTGCAGGTTCTGGTAATACTGTTACGATTACAAGTTTTCCTTCAGATTTACATAGTAGAACTTTAGGTAGTGGTGTAGGTTTGCAAGTACAAACAACATCTACATTACATACTTACACTTATCATAAATCTTTAATTAAAGAATCAGATTTAGTAAATTTCAGTGCTGATCTTGATAGTTTCAGAAGTAGATATAGAGTTGTAGATACGACACCAACATCTAATAATGATGAAGGAGATTTAATTTTTAGAAAATCTGATAATAAATTACTTGTATATAACGGAACTGCTTATCAAGAAGCAAGTTCTGTTGGTAACTTTCATACAAATACCCTAAGTACTTTTAATGGTACTGGTGGAAATAGTGCAACTTTTAATGGTGTTGCATATAGATTTAATATTGACCACCCACCAGAATTAGCAGAACAATTACTTGTAAGTATAAATGGTATTATCCAAAAACCTAATAGTGGTACAAGCCAGCCAAGTGAAGGTTTTGCTCTTAGTGGATCATCAGTAATATTTAGTGCTGCACCTGCTAGTGGATCAGACTTTTTTATAATTACTATTGGTAAATCAGTAGATATTGGTAATACTAGTGATGGTGTTATTACTAATGTCAAAGTAGCTAGTGATGCAAGTATAGAAGGTACAAAAATAAATCCTAACTTTGGTAGTCAAAATATATTGACATCAGGCTTGGTAGACGGAAGAGATATATCTGCTGATGGTACAAAATTAGATGGAATAGAAAGTAACGCAATCAACGCTTCTAATACTGCAATCACAAATAAACTATCGCTTGCAGGTGGCACTTTAACTGGCACTCTTAATATACAAAATAGTACTCCTTCAATAAAATTTACAGATACTAGTGCTAATCCAAATTACTTTATTAAAAATGATAATGGATCTTTTATTATTCAAGATGCAACAGGTGACAATAATAGATTAACTATTGCTACGAATGGCGATATAACAATTACAGGAGATTTGCAAGTACAAAGGGTTGGTACAGCAACAAATAATCCTTTTCAAATTATTGTAGGTGGTTTTGTTCGTTTACATTGTGATACAAGCGGTAATATAAGAATACCGTCAGATAACAAAAAACTACAGATAGGTGCTTCTCAAGATTTAAATCTATCGCATGACGGATCATCTTCTTACATAACAAATAATACTGGTTTTTTATTCGTACAAAGTAATGATTTAGCTTTACGATCTCAAGGACAAGAAAACTTTTTAGTTGCTGCTGCTAATGGATCAGTAGAGTTATATTATGACAACGTTAAAAAGTTTGAGACTACTTCTGCTGGGGCTACTGTCACAGATGGAACATTAATTATAGATAATGATGCTGATTCACCTAATACAAGTTTTGGAGTAGCTGAAGCTTTAAGAATTGATGATAGTGGTGTAACACAAGATAGAGGATTAAGTATTTATGAATATCATCAAAGTGGTGCAAGATTTTTTAGCCTAAATTATAACCTTGAATCAACATCTAATGGTTCAGCTTATGTATATACACAAGGACTTTACTCTGGCAGCACAATGCTTCAGATTGGTGCAAATGATTTTAGGTTTTTTGTTGATGCACAAGTATCTTCTGGAAGTACAGATGCAATCACACCAACAGAACGATTTAGGATTGATACTGGTGGGGCAAGGGTTACAGGTGCTGTTTCAGCAACAGCAATTAATGTTTGTCATTTAAAATCTGATACCACTGCAAGCGTTACATCTACTGCTGCTGTTATTAATTTCAATCAAGAATCAACAACTGATACTAATAAATTTAGTCATTCTGGTGGTGAGATAACAGTATTAACAACTGGTTGGTACGCAGTAAAAGCTAATGTAACTTATCAAAGTGCTGCTTCAAGTAGAAGAAATACTATAAAAACAGAAATACAAAAAAATGGTACATCTATTACAAGTGCAGAAAAATATACTTTTATTCAGTCAGATATAAAACCAATAGCTACAGCACACGTTAATGGTGGTGGAACTGTTATCAAACAAAATGGAGGTTTTAGCAGTATTACAAGAACAAATTTTGGAAGATATACATTAAACTTTACTAATGCAATGGCTGATGATGATTATCAAGTTTTTGGTCAAATTATAGAAGGAGATACTAGAGATGATATAAAGATTCATATTGTAGATAGTCAACAAACAACATCAGATTTTGATGTAGCAATATATGAAGGAGACAACTCTAGTACTGCTGATGTTCTTAGAGATAGAGATTTTTATATACAGGTATTAGATACAAACACTGCTTGGGGTAGGTATGGACAAGCTTCTATTGATACTTTTGTTTATTTAACAGCAAATGATGTAATTAGAATAAGAACACAACAGATAGATGAAGAAGGTACAACAACAATACTTGGTGCATCTTCTGAATTTTTTGTAAAAGCTGAAGTGTAATATATAATTAAAATAAAAGCATTATGGGATTAACAGAAGCCAGTGCATTTAAAGATGGAAAGATAGTAAACGATGATGTAAACACTAGTGCTGCTATCGCAGGTACAAAAATTTCTCCTGTGTTTGGTAGTCAGAATATATCTACAAGTGGCAACTTAAGTGTTAATGGTGGACTAGTTACTATAAGTGGATCAACTGCTGCTGTTTCTTTTAATGATAATGAAGATAATCCCGATTATAGATTAGTTAATTCTGGTGGAGTTTTAAAAATAAGAGATAGTACTAATTCAGTTGATAGGTTAAAAATAAATACAGATGGTCATATTGATATAGCTGGCAATCTAGACGTTAATGGTCAGTTTAAATTATTTGATGATGACAATTCTCATAGTATAGGTTTCAAAGCACCTGCAACAGTAGCATCTAATGTACTTTTTACTTTACCTGCTACTGATGCTGCCTTTAGTGGTTATGCTTTAATTTCAGATGGTGCTGGTACATTAAGTTGGGGTGTTGCTGGCGGTGCTAGAGGTAATGCAAATAATCAAGTTTTTTGGGAAAACGATCAAACAGTTACAGGAAATTACACAATAACAAGTGGTAAAAATGCTGGTAGTTTTGGCTCAATTACGATAGCATCAAATGTAACTGTTACTATTGGTTCTGGTCAAACTTGGAGTATTGTTTAAATGAGTTCTATAAAGTTAATACATTCTGGTGGTAATTCTGTTTCAATATCAGCACCAACTTCAAACCCATCATCTGATCGTACTTTGCTTTTGCCTAGCAATGCAGATTCAACTATTGATACTTTAAATAGGGCTGGCAATATTTTACAAGTTCAACACAATCTGGATACGACTTCATCAGGTTTTTCTACTAGTAGCACCAGCTACGTTACAGATAGTGTATTACCAACGCTTGCAATTACACCATCTTCAGCAAGCAGTAAAATTTATGTTAGTGCTTTTATAGGTATGCAACATGACCAAAGTGACCAAGTTGAAAATACAATTTACAGAATAATATCTGGTGGTGCAACTACAGATTTAAGTGGCGGTAATACTTATGGTTTAGTATTTAAAGGAGGAAATACACCTGAGTGGGGATATGCTGGTGTTCAATTTGTTGATTCTCCTAATACAACCTCCCAAGTAACTTACACTTGGTATAGCAGATCAGAATTTGGTGGAGCAGTATCGCCAAGACAAAATGCCAGTTCAATCGGTATTACTTTAATGGAGATAGCAGCATGAACACACCTCCTATTGTTTCAAAATTTAACTCTGTATACAGGCTTTATTTAGATGCTGTAAGCGTTTCTGAAAAAGATGGAGTTCTTAAAGCCTACGATAAAGATGGCAAAGAAATTTCTATAAATATGACAGATGTAGATGCTGATTTTGCAAAGATTGACTATCAAAATAAAAGACACGCACAGTATCCAGATTGGCAAACACAAATGGATATGCAATATTGGGATTCTGTAAATGGAACAACGACATGGAAAGATCTTATAGCTAAAATTAAATCAGACAATCCAAAGCCTAGTTAATTATGCCAGTAACAATTAACGGAAACGGAACAATATCAGGTCTTACACAAGTAAGTGCATCAGCACAACCTTCTTGTTTATTAGGTAATCTTGTTAATGAAGTTATGACTGATGCTGATAATGATGATCCTATTGAATTTCATAATATTGTTACGAATGTAGGTATGACAATAAATTCTGCAAAAAGTAGAATTACAGTTCCCCAAAATGGTACATATTTAGTAACTGCTTGTGTATCAGGAGATAAATTAACAACTGATCCTATAGATGCTAATGATGGAATATTTTTCATATTGTTAAAAAATGGCAGCACATTCTCTAACGATACTGACACTTTTCCTTTTGATGTTTTTGGTGCGACTGCTGGACAAGAATTTTCATTTGTTTTTAGTATTCCAGTACCTTTAGTAACTGATGATTACCTTGAAGTTGCTTTAAATAATATTAATAATAGTTCAGGCGAAGTTAAAAATGGTTATTTTTCAGTTACTAGATTGCATTAATTATGTCCACACTTAAAGTAAACAATTTACAAGATATAAACGGTGCTAATAACTCAACACCAGAACAGGTAGCACAAGGAAGAGCAAAAGCGTGGTGTCGTTTTATAGTTTCAAATGGTACACCTTCTATTGATGACAGTTTTAATATTTCTTCTATAACTGATAATAATGCTGGTGATTTTACCTTTACTTTTAACACGGCAATGGCAAATACTACTTACGCAACTCTATCAACTTCTCAAGTAAGTACTTCAAATATAAATATTCCTTGTCTTACGTCAGGCGGTCAAACGACAACTACTGCAAGACTTCAATATTTTAGAATTACTACTCTTGCTGGCGGTGGTAGTGTAATTGATCCTGTTTCTGCGGCAGTTGCAGTATTTGGTGATTAGTATTTTTTTGATATACTAAAAGAAAAACTTATGGCTAATTCTGATAAACGTATTATATACACTACAGATGATGGTGGTGTTGCAATCGTTATTCCAGCAGATAATTGTGGTTTAACTGTTGAACAAATTAGAGATAAGGATGTACCAAGTGGAAAAACATCTTATATTGTAGATAAGTCTGTAATTCCTACTGATAGGAGTTTTAGAGATGCTTGGACTTACACACCTTAATTATTATGGGATTTGGCGTAGACATGGCGAAAGCCAGAGAAATTCACAAACTAAAAATAAGGACTGCAAGAAAACCAAAACTTGAAGAACTTGATGTTGAATTTCAAAGAGCAATAGAAACTAATGATGATACCAAGAAAGCAGAAATAGCAGTTAAAAAACAAGCATTAAGAGATGCACCTGCTGATTCTAGCATCAGTGATGCTAAAGATGCTTATGCTTTAAAAGCACAATGGAAAACAGATATTCTTGGAACTTCACCTTATAGTTAGTGGATTATCCAAAGATTAATCTGCCTGATACAAATAATATTCTTATACCACCTAAAACAATTTTTTATCCACCTGTGGCAGAGATTCCATATCTAGATCCTCTACTCCTTCCAAGTCTGGAACAAGTTCAGTCGGGACTTGGGGAAGATCAGGGATCTTCTGGCGAAGAAGAAAAATCATCTTCAAAGGAGGAAGCGTTAGAAGTAACACCAGAGACAATACCGAAAGACCTGCTAGACCCCAAAGAAACCTTATCAAGTGAAGAAGCTATAGCTACCTTTACTATACCTTTCTATGGTGAAATGCCTATACCTGCACCAGAAGTTATAGCTTCTAGTGTGATAGCAGCAGGTACAGCTTCAGTTGCTAGTGTGGTTGGTGGTATAGCTATGCAATCGGTATTAGCTTTTATTAAGAAAACATTTAAGAAAATGTTTACTAAAGTTCTTAAAAAAGAGGTCACAAATGTGAAAGAAAAAATGGATAATAATAAAGGTAGCTAGAGTTCACATGCCTGTACGTGTGGCGTCTAAACTAGCTACTTAAATTTTTCAGAGTTAGCTTTTACATAACTTCGTATATTGATTACATCATTGCAGATGTATGCGAACTTGGACTTAGGATTTATCATATAACCGCTTGCGTGAAGCTGCCCACACTTCAAGATACGAACTAGCTGCTTATCATGCACTTGCTTGTCTAGTTCTTCTTTGGCTAGGTCTAGCTTTACTTTTGCTAGTTCAGAACACGTTTCATTATTAGTTCCTAGCGGTATCATAAAACTCATTTGAAATCCCCAACCTTCATTAATACTATAGGTTTCACTATCAGGATTCTCAGCATCATTACCTGTATAAAAAGGGGTAAATGCCATTGTTGGTTGACTACATATTAAATTTCCAAACTGCAACTTACCTGTCATTCCATTATTAACATTCATATTTTGATTGATAATACTTGAGTTACCAATTGCATTTGGTTGAGCTACGACATCAGTATCGCCTTCAGCTTTTACCTTATTACTGACTAAACACAGACAAGCTAGTAATAACGCTTGTAGTCGTAATTGTATCATTCTGTGTGATTTGTTCTGTTAATGCACTAGCAGCCCTTGTAGTCGTACTTAAAGTCCATTCAGCAGTACTATCTGTTGGAGTAAATACTGCATCTGTAGCTGTTATTCCACCACTTGTATCTGAAGTAACAGTAATGTTTGTAGCTTCCCAAGTGTTTAATGCTGATCCGTATTTCTCAGTAACAATACTGCGAGTTATTGTTTGTGTAGTATTTTCAGTTCTATTAGATGAACCTGTAGTCCAAGTTGGCACTGTGTTTGCGTAACAAGGTGCAGTTATAAACAACCCTAGTAATAAAAGTTTTTTCATTTGATACCTACCTTGTTTTTACTATTATCCACTATTTTAGGAGAATTGCCATTTTTCTTTTGTCCAACGGAAATTCCATAAGAACCTAACACACCACTAACTAAACCTGCGGTAAATGCTCCATCAATTCTTACCTTGCCCATGTATCCAAGAGTCATCATTGATAAACTCCAAGTCAAGATTAAAAATCGAACAGCATGACCAAACAGGTCACCCCAATCAAAACCTTCCTTTTCTTCTTTTTCTTCCATGAAAAGTTAAGACTCTTGTTTAATACTAGCAATGTAGCTATGTTTGGAAAGTAACACAAGATTATTATGCTGAAATTCTTAAAACCAATACTACTAAAGTTCTTTACTACAACTGCTGTGAAGCGACTTATCGTGGATTTGCTTCGTGCAATCTGTAAGCAGACCTCGAATACTCTTGATGATCGTGCTGTTGATATGTTAGAGCAACAGTTGTTTCCTAAAATGAATTGATATGACACATAAAGAATTTTTCAAAGTACTTATCGGCAATCCACCGCCAGAAATAGAGTTTGAAATTGAAATAAAGCAACGTGAAACAGAACAACTACCTGATGAAGCTATAAGGGCTTACTGTTTAGACCTAGTTAAATACACCAAGCTACAAGATTTGCTTTTAACTTCAGCAATAATGCGTATATCAGAAATAGAAACCAAACTATATCGCTATGAGAAAGGTATGAGACTATACAAAAAAGTTAGAAAGCTAAGTTTTTTTGGTAAAATAAAGTATCTTCTATCTGGCAATACAAGTGAGAAGTGATTATATTATTTAAAAACAAGACTTATTATGGATAAAAACTTAAAAATACTTAAGACCATACATTATGAGTTAGCAAAACATATACTTGATCTGATAAAAAGTGGTGAAGCAAAGGCAGGGGATTTAAACGTAGCTAGACAGTTTTTAAAAGATAATGGTATTGAGTGTATTCCTGTAGAAAACAACCCAATGGAAGAGCTTATGAACAACTTACCAGACCTAGATGCTGTACCTTTAGCTGATTTATAATTGCAACCCCTACCAAAAAAACTACAGGACTTTAGATATTTCTTAATCGTTACTTGGAGACATCTAAACCTACCAGACCCTACACCTGTTCAGTTAGACATAGCTGAATATCTACAATATGGTGCAAGACGTAAAATCATACAGGGATTTCGTG